TTACAGGAACGTCTTGATTGTCGTCAATGATGTATTCGATCTCACGAGTACGAATGTTGCGCACAACCTGAACGCGATTAGGCGCAATACAAACTAGGTTTACAACATCGCCACGACCATCACGGAACACTCGAACAAAAGCGTTGCCGTCTAGCAATAAGGAAATAAGAACTTGCTGATAATGCTCAGAACGCAATAGGTCTACATCTGGTCGCTGAATCCATGCAGGCTGTGGCCTAAAAGGTACGCGATCACCGTCACGGCGAATAAAGCAATCTACGGGAAGCGTTGAAATGGTGTCAGAGATTAAAAGCACACATGCATAGAAAGCGTTGATCTTCATCGCCTGTGTTTGATCTATGTTTGTTCCTGCTTCTGTGGTGAAAGCAAATGAATCGCCTGAACCCCAGATTGACTGGAAACTTATTGCGCGTTCCTCTTTATTACCGCCGGTCAAATTTCCAAGCATTACTTGCCTTTCTCAAATGCGATACCGACAAGCAAAATACTTACGCCAGCTGCGACTATTCCTAATGGCAGGATGAACAAACCTAAACCTATCGAGATTGTTGCTAGACCAACCACTTGCAGGATTGAGGGGATCACGCAAACTCCTAGAAGCTAAAGAACTGTGGCACAACGGGTTCTTCTCTTGAAACAGTTGCCCTATCAAATCCTATGATACTAGCAACAGCCGCATCTATCTTGCGTGGCGAGCCGCGATGTTCTTTAACAATGCGTGGCCCTAGCCTGTCGGTCTTAACTACTGCGTTTTGTAAGTGCCTAAGTAGTAAAGGATTTCCGTCATGCGATAACTTTTTACCAACAACAGCATCCCAAAATTTACTGCACGCCGGCACCATTCTCGCTGGCGAAGTGCTAGGCCATTCAACAATTGGGAAGCCTGCCTCATCTAACACTTGCATTGTGCGCTGCCAACGGAAAGGGTCACAGGCAATTTCCCTTACGTTATGTGTGCCGCAAAATTCTATAATCGTATTTTCTACTTCTAGAATGTCTACGCGCCAATCATCTACATCTTCTGGCTGCTTCTCCCAAGCCTTAACCATAAAAACATAAGGCTGTTCTTCACAAGTAACGCCAATGATTACAGAAGCATCACCGCTAAACGAACCGTCAAAGCCTAAGACAACTGGTGTATCTGCGCTAATCTCACGCTTTACTTCTAGCTGTTCCCACGCACCGTTAGGCAACCACGCGGTCTGACTGCTTACCCATTGGTTGCAACGCTTGGTTCTAAACTCTGCTTCAGGTGTTCGCTTAACCATTGCTTCAAAATCTTTAGGGTCATTCAAATCACCATAGGCAGGGTTGGCTTGTTTCCATGTTTCTTCTAGGTGATGGTCTGCATCTTGTTCTGCTTCCCACCAAGCCATAAAGAAACTAGGGTCATCTATTTCCTTTTGAGCTACACGCTTGCCGTACTGATAAAGGTTGTAAGCAATTGAATCTTGACCAGTTGAATCTGCTTTGACTCCAGCAGTTGTTACACCGATAAGCAAAGGCTCACGTCTTGCACCCATACCAAGTTGCATAACGTCAAACAATTCACGATTAGGCGCAGCGTGTAATTCATCAAAGATAACCATTGTCGGGCTTAAGCCTTCTTTGGTAAATGATTCACTAGACAAAACGCGATACACCGAGCCAGTAGCAGGTACTTCAATTGCATCCCGGTAAACATTGCAAAGTTCTTCTAGTTCAGGTTCAGCCTGAATCATTTTCTTAGCATCACCAAAAACAATACGAGCCTGATCTTTGTCAGCTGCACAAGAATAAACTTCACCACCATTAGGCCCCATGATTAAAGACCAAAGACCAATGCCAGAACCTATTGCTGATTTGCCGTTTTTTCGAGCCATGCCAATAAGCGCGGTGCGATGTCTAAACTTTCCATCTGTACCTACTGCGAACAAGTGGCGCATTAGTTCGTGTTGCCATTCACGAAGTTGCATCTTGTCACCTGCGTAGCCAGCAACGGTTTCCTTGGTCTGAATCGCAAAGGTATCTATAAACTCTGATACTTCCCAACCACGCGATTTAGTAAGCGCAGCTTTGTTCACAGGTGTAAGCCAAGTTGGTGGCCAAGATTCAATTTTGGCTGGCACGCGACTTCAGCTCCTCTAGCTTTGACTGACGTTTAACTTCAGCCACACCTAGCCGGGAGCGATCTGTTGGCGTAAATCCTAGAAGCGACAAGTTAGCAACTAACTGACGGTCTAGATCGCGCAAAGCTTTTCTTTCGTCTGGTCTGTTGTTTTGTAATACCTGAATTCTTAGATTACGCCGTTCGTCTAACAACTCACAAGTCATAAGCAGAATCTCAATGTCTGTAAGTGGACTCAACCATGTTTGACCCATGCCCCAGATGCGTTCCCAAAGTTCTTGGCCAGCACTAAGTAATTGACGTGACGGTTCCGGAATATTGTAAGCCGATGGTAATAAAACCAATTCTTTTTGGTCAGGTAACGATCTTTTTCCCGGATTGCCTGTAAGCCGCTTTTGTTCTATTGGCTTTGGTGGTCTACCTCTCGGTGCCATTTTTAATCCTTTTTTAACCAAGTATTTAAAACTGCATTTGCAACTAATTCTGTCATTTTTGGTGGAACACTCATACCAATTAAATATTTTGGCATAGCGTTATTTTCAAACCAATAATCATCTGGAAATGATCCAATTCTAATAAGTTCCATTGGTGTTAAGTATCTTGGTTCATCCCAATGCCCATTAGTTCCACCAGCCGTAATTGTTGGTGATGATTTATAAGGAGTATGTTTTACATGATTAAACCACCCAGTTTTTCCGGGATTGTATTTTGCATATGCTTTCGTAAAACTATCACCGGGATTGGTCGCTGACCAATACTTAAACCATAATTTTTCTTTATCAGGATAAAAAGCGGCATTAGGTATGTTGATCAAATCGTTTGTAGCTTCGCCAACTGTTATTTCTTTTTCAAAAGGTTCTAGTTTTAATTTGATATTAGATATATCGTTTCTAACAGCACATATAAAAACTCTTTCTCTTTTTTGCGGTACACCACAAAAAGCTGAGTTTAATAAAAATACTTGAGGTCTATAACCCATTTCATTTAATTTATTAAAAATTTCTTTAAGGTAACCTTTAGCGTTACCGGCAGCTAAACCTTTAACATTTTCAGCAATAATTACTTTAGGTTTTAATCTATTTCCTACTTCTAAAAAATCAAAAAACAAATCGTCTAAAACTTGAACCGCTTGACCTTCTTTGAAATGTTTTTCTTTTCCCCAGTCTTTTTCTCTATTTCCTGACATTGAAAAACTTGAGCAAGGTGGCGAACCATCAAGAATGTCTAAATTAAATAATTCTTCGGGTAAATCCATTTTTAATAAATCTTTTATTGGTGCTTCAATAAATAATTTTGGATTCAAATTTTTTTCATAATGTTTACGCATTTGTGGGTCAATGTCATTTGCCCCAACAATTGTAAATCCTGCCCGCTTATAACCCATGCTTGAACCGCCACCGCAAGCAAAAGTGCTAAAAACAGTAAAACCATTTTTTGATACTTTTTCTAAATCTGACAAAAGCCAAGCGTGTTTATTTTTGATCATTAAATTCAAAATTGCATTTAGGGCATTTGTGATCAAATTGCCAGTCTTCAACATTTATTTCTTTTGTGCTATCTTGAGTTCCTGATTCAAGCGGTGGATGCAAAGATTCAAAACCTAGTTCTTCAAGTTCCCAACCATTAGCATCCAGTTCAAGCATTTGCTCTTTTAATGTTTCTGAATCCCATTCAGCAAGTTCAGCGCTGCGATTGTCGGCTAAAGCAAAAGCTTTGATTTGATCCCAAGTCCAACCGACAGGTGTGCGAGCAATAGCAATTTCTGTCCAACCCAAAAACTTCGCGGCTTCAAGCGTGCCGTTGCCAGCAACAACGATTGAGTTAGGAGTTACAACTATTGGTTTTCGTTGTCCAAACTTTTCTAATGAATTAGCGATTGCTTTTAAATTAAGATCATTATGCTTGCGAGCATTTGAAGGATCTAAAGTAAGGCTATTTATTTTTACAGTTTCAATGCGTAGGTTTGTCATGTTTAAAGCATACAGATAAACCGCGCAAACATTGAATTTAGCCAAACTGTGAATTTCGCGGAAATGTATAAAGAGTTGGGTCGGGGTATGCTGTGCTACGCCTGTATGAGATTTTGACCCACCCCGCCTTATGACGTATGGGGTTTGTTTCCCCTGCGACTATTACACGATCTATGTGCTGCTATTAGTGGGCTTGTCGGATCACCCGGATAGTAGTGGTCAGCCGTAAATGGGTCATCTAGCCGTTTACCTTGACCACATAACCAACATACTGTTGCTGTTTCTCTTACCTGTTTGGCTTGCTTGGCGTAGTTGCCCTTGTAATGCGGTCTGCTGGCGTTACGGGTGGCATCCACCCCCCTCTGGCATGAATCACAAATTGAATTATTTTTGTGTAATGTTTTGCATTTTAAGCAAGGTTTATTAAAGGCCATTCATTACCTTGCCATTGGTGTACGAACGGTACTGGGTGATGCTACCTCGTGTGTTGGGGTCGTGCATTGAAGCAGACTCAATGGCTCGCCTAGCTGAAAGATCGTGGTTCTTATGCCAATCAGGTTTGTATTGCTTATCAGCTAATGACCCTAGTGCTAGGTCTGCTCCTGATCCAATAGCCCAATAAGGGTTAGCAGTTAGAACACTTAGGTTCTCGCTGATTAGGAATGCTTGACCATGTGTAATCAGTAAGGCTTCTGCATCCATCTCAGCATCTTTGATCGTGTCATCTATTAACGGGATTACTTGAGTAACGATCCACTTCATCCATTGACCAGACTTAACTACTTCAACTGGTGGCTCAGGGTATTCGATTGAATACTGCAACTGATCGCATACTCTTGCGCTCCCGGCTACACCGATGAGCCATGTGTCTTGCTGAACGATCTTAGGCATGTCGGGATGTATTAGGTCTGATGTAATCCCTTGATCTGCTGTTAGTGTGCAGAAGTTATTGCCCGTTGTTGTGATGATCGTGGTCATAGCTTGATTCCGTCTGTTAGGTGTACGCCGTATCTAACTAAGTCAGCTGCTGATTGCATCCCTGCTAGGTATTCATTCGTTATAGATGAATCACCCAGTACGCGATAGGCAGCCATCGCTTCTATCTCTGCATCTAAAACTGATGCTATTGCCATGCGTGTAATGCCTACGCTTAGGCTCATGCGCTTAATGCTTGCTTCTAGCTTGTCAATGTCTGCTTGTGGTTTGTTCTTTAACGCTGATCTCACAAGGTCATTGTGAATCGTAACGCCAACAGTATCTGTCCAGTTCATGCGCTTAGTCTATTAAGGTCTAAGACTTGTTTTATCTATTGACACGTTGGCAGCCTGTAAGCATTCCCAGTAACTCTCGTGATCTTGTGTATCACAACCAGCGCGGCAGATGCCGTTAGATTCCATTAGTCATCCCAACTATTCTTTAACCAGCCTTCAGCTTTGCCGATTGCCGGGTTCTGCGTTATGTAAGTGTGGCAAGGTCTGCACAACAGCGCAAGGTTATCCCTGTCCACAATGCTTCCACCTCTAGCGCGTGTCTTGATTTCGTGTACGTCTGTTGCATAGGCCACAGCGCAACGCTGGCAGGGTGGGAAGTCCCGTAGCAACTCTTTAACTAACTTACGTCTTTGAGTTGCGTACAGGCTTTCCATCTTCTTAGAACGTGGTCTAATCATTCCATCCACCGTTAGCCATGTAGTGATCCTTGCAGGCAATGTTGTCTGCCTGACATTTCTCACAGTCTGAGTCTGGTGTGTAAGGGTTCTTGTTAGTCATTGAAGTTGGTATCCCTAACTAATGCTTTGCTTCTGATCTTCATTAGTTCCATACCTAACTGAATTGCAGGATCATCGTCTTTGCAATCTAGTGCTTCAATGGCTTCTAGTAACGTGTCGCGGTATGCCAGCAGGCTTTTGTTCCTGTAACAGCTAGGACATA